ATGCTGATTCATATTGCCACCGCATCTATTCTGGTAGGGAGAAGGATAATAGTGCTCCAGTTACAATTACAACTTGGCAGTCTGTTTATAAGTTAGAAAGATCTTTCTTCGAAGACTATAATGTTGTGATTGGTGATGAAGCACACCTTTTTAAAAGTAAGTCTTTAATATCTATAATGACAAAATTGCACCATGCAAAATATAGATTTGGATTTACTGGAACTTTAGATGGTACACAAACACACAAGTGGGTTCTGGAGGGATTATTTGGACCATCTTATAAAGTAACCAGAACAGAAGAATTAATGAAACAAGGACATCTATCTCAATTGGATATTCAGTGTCTTGTTCTCAAACATTCTCCACAAAATTTTAACACGTATGAGGATGAAATACAATACCTTATTTCTCATGAACAAAGAAACAAATTTATTACTAATCTCACTTTAGATCTTAAAGGTAACACACTTGTTCTCTTTAGTAGAGTTGAGGCTCATGGAGCAGTCTTATACGAAAAGATAAATACTAACAAGCGAGATGATCGTAAAGTATTTTTTGTTCATGGCGGAGTTGATGCTGAAGAAAGAGAATTAGTTAGGGAAATCACAGAAAGAGAAAACAACGCTATTATTGTTGCCTCGTATGGAACTTTTTCTACAGGCATTAATATTAAAAACCTCCATAACGTTATCTTTGCTTCACCCAGTAAATCAAGAGTTAGAAATTTACAATCAATTGGAAGAGTACTTCGAAAAGGAAAAAATAAAACTAAAGCAGTTCTCTACGACATCTCTGATGATTGTACAATCAAATCAAAACGAAACTACACACTAAATCACCTTATTGAGAGAATTAAAATCTACAATGAAGAAAAATTTAATTATGAAATAATCACCATACAACTAGGGAAACATGGGAATTGAAGACGACTTTTACGCTACAGTTAAACTTAAGTCTGGTGAAGAAATATTCGCCAAAGTAGCAGCATCTGAAGAAGAAGATAGAACTTTACTGATAGTAACTAATCCAATTATTGTCAATGAAATTAAATCAAGAATTGGTGTGGTTGGATATAAACTAGAACCCTGGTTAAAAACAACCAAAGATGATATGTTTATCTTAAATATGTCTGATGTCTTAACAATGTCAGAATCATCTGATGTTGAAATGATTCAGATGTATCAATCATTTGTCAGAGATTCGAATGCAGATAAAACTGGTCAACCAAAGTTGAGTAGAAAGATGGGTTTTATCTCAACAGTCAATGATGCAAAGGAGATACTAGAGAAGATCTATAAGAGTAGCTAAAGCTTCCTTATCAACCCTGACAGAGTTATTCTACAAAGATATTGATACCTTGTCAAGTATTAGTTGAAATGTTATAATATCTACATAGTTATGATAAGAATTTATGATATCGACGGCAGTTATGACCAGAAGAAAGAGGTCAGAGCACTACGTAAACAACAAAGAGTTTCTTGCTGCTCTAATCAAGTACAGAGAAGATGTTGAGATTGCAAAGATTCAAGGTAAACCCAAACCAGTTATTCCTCGTTACGTTGGTGAGTGTTTTCTGAAGATTGCTAATCACCTTTCATTCAAACCAAACTTCGTGAACTACATGTTCAAGGAAGATATGATCTCTGATGGCATTGAGAATTGTGTTCAGTACATTCACAATTTCAATCCAGAGAAGTCACAGAATCCTTTTGCATACTTCACTCAAATCATTCACTACGCATTCCTCCGCAGAATCCAAAGAGAGAAGCGTCAGTTAGAAATCAAAAATAAAATTCTTGAAAAGTCTGGTTACAGTGAAGTGTTCGATGACAACAACACCATTGACGGATCGAACTACAGCGACTATAATAGTATCAAAGATGCTGTCCATAGCAAACTGCGTTACTAATTAATGAAAGTTGCCATCATTACTGACCAACACTTTGGGGCAAGAAAAAACTCAAAACACTTCCACGATTATTTTTTAAAGTTCTATAATGATATCTTCTTTCCTATGCTAGAGAAGGAAGGTATCACCACTGTCATTGACATGGGAGATACTTTTGATAGTCGTAAGGGTATTGATTTTTCTGCACTGTCTTGGGCAAAAAATAATTACTATGACAGACTCCGTAATATGGGAGTAACTGTTCATACTATTGTTGGCAATCATACCGCATATTATAAAAACACTAACGAAGTAAATGCCGTCGATCTATTACTTCGTGAGTATGATAATGTCATAGTTTATTCTTCTGCAACAGAAGTTAAACTTGGCAACTTAAATACACTTTTTATTCCTTGGATCAATAATGAAAATTTTGAAAGTACTGTCTCATCTGTTAAAGCTTCACGTAGCATATGTGCGATGGGGCACCTTGAACTCAACGGATTCAGAGCTCATCGCGGGCACGTCATGGAAGACGGTATGGACTGCGAACTATTTGAGAAGTTCAGTCATGTCTTCTCGGGACACTATCACACTCGATCGGACAACGGCAAAATCTTCTATCTAGGTAACCCCTATGAGATGTTTTGGAATGATGTGAATGACCCTCGTGGATTCACAATTTTTGATACGGATACTTTAGAAAAAGTTTCTATCAATAATCCATACAGAATGTTTTATAACATTTATTATGAAGATAATGATTACCAAACTTTTGATACAAGAGAATATGAGAACAAAATTGTAAAAGTTATTGTTCGTAAAAAGAGTGATTCTAAAAAGTTTGAAAAATTCATTGATAAACTGTATAGTTCCAATGTTCATGAATTAAAAGTTGTTGAAAATTTTCAATTCCAAGAGAGTGAAGATTTTGAAGCATTTGAATCAGAAGACACGCTTTCCATACTGAATAGATATATTGAAGAGTCTGAAGTTGAACTTGAAAAGTCCTTAATTCAGAGAATCGTTCAAGAAGTCTATCAGGAAGCATGTGAGATGGTCTAATGTTTATTTTAACAATACTTGGAAAGGAGGACGACGGAGCATATTCAGTTCAAAATGAAGAAGGTGAACAAGTATTGTATCTCTTTGAAGATGAGGATGATGCGACAAGATATGCTATGATGTTGGAGGAAGATGGGGGATACCCAGAAATGCACATCATAGAAGTTGATGATGATATGATGATTCATATTTGCGAATCTCACGGGTATGAATATACCATTATTACTCCAAATGACATTGTAATACCGCCCAAAACCGAAACTCATGATTTTATTTGAAAAGATTCGTTGGAAAAATTTTCTTTCAACTGGTAACCAATATTCCGAAGTTAACTTTCAAAAAAGTTCTACAACTTTGATTGTTGGTACAAATGGTGCTGGTAAGAGTACTGTTCTTGATGCTCTTACTTTTGCATTGTTTGGAAAACCTTTTCGTAAGATCAATAAACCACAACTTCCAAACTCTACGAATGAGAAAGACTGTAGGGTTGAAGTTGAGTTTTCTATTGGATCTACTGAATGGAAAGTTTGTCGCGGTATTAAACCAAACATCTTTGAAATTTTTAGAAATGGAACGGCACTAGATCAGTCTGCAGCAGCTCTGGATCAACAGAAGTGGTTGGAGCAAAATGTTCTGAAGATGAATTATAAGTCCTTTACCCAAATTGTAATTCTGGGTAGTAGCACTTTTGTTCCCTTTATGCAACTTTCTGCTGCTAACCGTAGAGAGGTTATTGAAGATTTGCTTGATATCAAAATCTTTTCCTCTATGAATACCATCGTCAAAGAAAAGATTCGTCAGTCTAAAGAAGATATCAAAGTTCTTGACTTGAAGAAAGAAACTCTCAAGGATAAAGTTGATATGCAGAAAAACTTTATCGAACAATTGGAGAGTAGTGGAAATGCCAATATAAATGCCAACAAAGAAAAGATTGCCAACTTGGATAAAGAAATTGGTGATTATATGGAGAAGAATTCTCTGTTGGAAGAAGATGTTTTCAAGTATACTAAAGATCAAGAGTACGTCACTGGAGCTACGGAGAAACTTCGTAAGTTAGGAAACCTTAAAGGAAAGATCTCCCAGAAAGTATCTACGATTACGAAAGAGCATAAGTTCTTTACGGAGAATACGGTATGCCCTACTTGCACACAATCGATTGAAGAGACCTTCAGAATAAATAGAATTACAGACGCTCAAAATAAAGCAAAGGAGTTGCAATCTGGTTATAAAGAACTAGAAGAGGCAATTAAAGAGGAAGAAGAGCGAGAGCGTCAATTCATTGCTCTTTCCAAGGAGATTACAAAACTAACGAATGGCATTTCTCAAAACAATACTAGGATCTCTGGGTTTAATAGACAAATCCGAGATCTGGAAAGTGAAATACAAACACTTACCAAGCAACTTGAGAATCGAAATACTGAACATGACAAGTTAGAAACTTTCAAGGAAGGTCTCCAAAAAACCTATGATGAATTAGTAGAACAAAAAGACAAAATTAAATACTACGATTTTACTTACGGTCTGTTAAAGGACGGTGGAGTTAAAACTAAAATCATCAAGAAATACTTACCGCTGATCAATCAGCAAGTAAACCGTTATCTTCAGATGATGGATTTTTACATTAACTTTACTCTTGATGAAGAATTTAATGAAACCGTCCAATCACCAATCCATGAAGATTTTTCCTACAGTTCTTTTAGTGAAGGAGAAAAGCAAAGGATTGACCTTGCCCTTCTTTTTACTTGGAGAGAGGTAGCTAAGTTTAAAAACTCTGTATCAACTAACCTCATGATTCTAGATGAGGTATTTGATAGTTCTCTTGATAGTCAAGGAACAGATGAGTTCCTTAAAATCATTCGCTATGTTGTAAAGGATGCAAATATTTTTGTTATCTCTCACAAGACAGGAATGGAAGATAAGTTTGAAAATGTGATCAAGTTTGAAAAAGTGAAAGGTTTTAGTAGGATGGTTAGTTGATGCCAGTATATAAACACAAAGATACTGGGACAAGATTTTTATTTGTCCATATTCCCAGAACTGCTGGAAGGTTTTTTCAATCTAACTTGAATGAGAATGGATTTAAGTTAGAGCACGATGCCAATGGTAGTATTGAGGGAATTGAGGTTCTCCATTTTCATAGGGAACTTTATGAAAAGTATTTGGACGTAGAAGGAATACCTCATATTGCAATCATTAGAAATCCAATCGATAGATTTTTTGGTGCTTCTAGTTTTCTGAAAAGAATGTATGGAGAGGATATTCAGGAATTGATGGAGGATGAACTTTATTTTTTCCAAATGCTTGAAAACTTTCCTCTTACAGAAGCAGTAAATTGGTATCGATCTCAACTTGATTTCTTAAGTGATAAGACTCATGTTTGGAAATTTGAATCTGGTTTTGGTGAAGACTTCTCTCAATGGGTTTCTGAAATACTTGGAGTTCCTTTCAAGTCCCATGATGTGCCATACAAGAAACTGTCCTATGACGAGTCAAATAAGTTGACAAGGACTCCCAAACTGCTAGATAATATAAGGAAACTTTGCAGCAAGGACATTGAGCAACTCTATCCCGAACTGGCAACACCACTCCAAGAAGGAACAAAAGCGGAGACTCAAACCACAAGCACTCCGCCAAGCAAAACAACGGTTAAGACAATTTAAGAAGCGTTACAAGGGTCGTCAGAATGGCGACCTTTCGTTTTATTATGGGTACATACAAGAGAAGTCCCATGTCTGTTCGTCACGAAATTAAATCCCAACTCGCCAAGCTTCTTGCTACCGAAGACCTGGTGGTGGAACACAAGAAAGTTGAGACTGCATGTTTCAATGTCCATACTCGTGTTCTGACTCTGCCCATGTGGGAACGTGCATCTAATTCTGTGTATGACATGCTGGTGGGTCATGAAGTTGGACATGCTCTCTATACTCCAGATGAAGACTGGAGTGAAAATTGTAAAGTACCAAAACAATTTGTGAACGTTGTTGAGGATGCTCGTATTGAAAAAATGATGAAGCGTCGTTATCCAGGAATTGCTAAAACTTTTTTCAACGGATACAGAGAACTGTCTGATGAAGATTTCTTTTCTCTTGATGGTGAAGATGTTTCTTTGATGAATCTTGCTGACAGGGTGAATCTTTATTATAAGATCGGCAGTTTTGTCAACGTCCCTTTTGAGGAGAGCGAAAAGGATATCGTTGAGATGATTGGTAAAACTGAAACGTTTGCTGATGTCTTGATTGCAGCAGAAGAATTATACAAACTCTGCAAAGAGAATAAGAAAGAAAAACTGGATGATATTGAAATGCCGCCCCAACAACAGGGTGGATGTAATCAGGGAGCGGAGAAAGAAGAAACTGAAAACTCTGATAACTCTGTAGAATCTGAAGAATCCAAACCAGAATCTTCGGATAAGGGAGATAACGGTGGTCATGAAACCTCTGGTTCTACTACTGATGAACCAGAGGTTACAACGGACGATATTCTGCAAGACAAAATTCGAGACCTTGTTGACATGTCTGGAATTGAGAATGTTTATGTGGAACTTCCCAAACTCAATCTCGAAACTGTCATTGGTAAGAATGAGGAAATTCATGAGTTGTTGAACCAGTATTACTCTATTCAACAACAAAAACAAGATGAGTCTTTTACCGAGTATGGGATTCCTTTGGAAAGCATTTTCAATAATGTGGATTCCCAATATCTTAAATTTAAGAAGTCAGCCCAGAAAGAAGTAAACTATCTGGTCAAAGAGTTTGAGTGTAAGAAGGCAGCAGACTCATATGCTCGTGCTACCACTGCTCGTACTGGTGTTCTGGACTGCACTAAACTCCACACTTACAAGTACAACGAAGATCTCTTCAAGAAGGTTACAACCCTTGCTGACGGCAAGAACCACGGTCTGGTGTTTGTTCTGGACTGGTCTGGATCTATGCAATATGTTCTTGAAGACACCCTTAAGCAACTGTACAATTTGATTTGGTTCTGTAAGAAAGTTGCTATTCCTTTTGAGGTTTATGCTTTCACTAATGAGTGGCGTCGCGGTGCATATGATTATAAAACTCATCAGCACCTTTCTACTGATCGTACCTCTCACTATGAAAAGAAAGAGGGACTAGCTGCAATTGATGAATCATTTTCAATGATGAATATTCTTACCAGCAAAACTTCTGGTAAAGACCTTGACCAGCAGATGCTTAACATTTGGCGTCTTGCACTTGCATTTGGAGAATCATATACAAACAAATATGGATATCCAAATCGCATGTCTCTCTCTGGAACTCCCTTGAATGAGGCACTAGTTAGTCTTCATCAAATTCTTCCGAAGTTTCAAAAAGAGAACAAAGTTCAAAAAGTTCAATGTATTGTCTTGACTGATGGTGAGGCAAATCATCTTCCTTATCATGTAAAGATTCAACGCCACTGGGAAAGCGAACCTTATATTGGATGTCGCGGATTTAATCCAGCAACTTGTTTCTTGCGTGACCGTAAACTTGGAACAACCTATCGCATTGATCATTATTGGCATAAGTTTACTGATACTTTGCTCTTGAATTTGAAAGAAAACTTCCCGAGTGTTAACTTCATTGGTATTCGTGTTCTAATGAGTCGTGATGCAAACCGATTTATTCAAATGTATTATGATCAATACACCAAAGAGTATGAGAGTGTGCATAAGGATTGGAAAAAACTTCGTAGTTTTACTATCAAAAACTCTGGGTATGATGCATATTTTGGTTTATCTGCGTCTGCTCTTTCTCAAGAGTCTGAATTTACTGTGAAAGATGATGCAACCAAATCTCAAATTAAATCTGCTTTTGCAAAATCTCTCAAGACCAAGAAACTAAATAAAAAAGTATTGGGCGAATTTATTTCTCTAGTAGCATGAAGATGAATTGGAAAGAAATTGCTCTCCAAATGGAAACAGATCCCAAAGTTCGCAAAGTTCTTTTAGAAGGACCTAAAAGTCTGTCGCAGGCATGGATGCTTCAGGCACTCAAGTTCAAATACCTGAAGTGGACAGTGTGAACTAATGGTACACGGGGGGCAGAACGCCCCCCTTTTTCGTCTATAATGACTTCAGTTCAAACAAACTACTAATGGCACTGTCCGCTGACTACATCCGCACTTCCCTCCAGTCTCTCTACGGAGAATCTGTAACTGCTGGTGACATTCGTGCATGGTGTGCTATGAATGGTTCTAACTACCAGACTGTTACCAAGAAACTTGATCAATATAAAACTAGTCGTGGTAAATGGAATCTGACCATCCAAGAAGCACGAGAGCAGTTTGAGCAAGTCGTAAATGCTCCTGCTGCTATTCCTGCTGTTGAACAAAATCTTATTCCTGAAAAAGATGATACCTTCGTCAAGTTTGGTAACTTTGGTGATATTAAAAAAATTATTCAGTCCCGTCTCTTCTATCCGACGTTCATTACAGGTCTGTCTGGTAACGGTAAAACGTTCAGTGTGGAGCAAGCATGTGCTCAACTCAAACGAGAATTGATTCGTGTAAACATTACGATTGAAACTGATGAAGATGACCTTATCGGTGGTTTTAGGCTTGTTGATGGGAACACTGCATGGCATAACGGTCCCGTCATTGAAGCACTCGAACGAGGTGCAGTGTTGCTTCTGGACGAAATCGACCTTGCATCCAACAAAATCCTCTGCCTTCAGTCCATTCTAGAAGGTAAGGGTGTCTTCCTCAAGAAGATTGGTAAGTGGGTCAAACCTGCTGCTGGTTTCACTGTGGTTGCCACTGCTAACACTAAAGGAAAGGGATCTGAAGACGGACGCTTTATTGGAACCAATGTCCTCAATGAAGCATTCCTTGAGCGTTTTCCTGTGACCTTTGAGCAAGAATATCCCAGTCCTGCTCAAGAAATGAAAATTGTTTACAATGTTGCAGACTCTCTTGGATGTGTTGATAAGGATTTCTGCACCCGTCTGGTTGACTGGGCAGACATCATCCGTAAAACCTTCTACGATGGTGGTATTGAGGAAATCATCAGCACCCGCCGCCTGGTCCACATCATCCGTGCCTACAGCATCTTCCAAGACAAGGCAAAGGCAATCCAAGTTTGCGTAAACCGCTTTGACGATGAAACCAAGCAAGCATTCCTGGAACTCTATGACAAGGTGGATGCTGATTTTGATCTGACTGCCACTGGTGAAAAATTCCCAATTGACCAAGACACTCCTTTCTGATATAATGACTGATGATTGGATACATGAATACTTGGATTCCATGTATCCTGATATTTCCAACAACCTTGATGAACCTATTGTTATGGACGAATATCCTTATTCAATGAACGATAACACCTTTACCATTGATACTACACTTGACGACGTGATTCCTAATTCTCCAGCAACTCCTTGGAAGTATAATGAAGAAGCAATCGTAAAAGAACTTCTTGAATATATCCGTGGAACTTATACCCAGCACTATTCTGCTGGTGATGATAAGATTCAAACTCTTGATCTTATCGAAGCATGTGGCGATGGTGAAGCATTCTGCCGCAGCAACATTCTGAAGTATGCTTCCCGCTACGATAAGAAAGGCACTGCCCGCCGTGACATTATGAAGATCCTGCATTATGCTGTTCTTCTTATGAACTTCAATGATAAGAACGCTGTCCGTGAAACTTACAACCAATGAGCAACATGAAACTCTCTGAAAAAACTCTTAATCTTCTCAAGAACTTTTCTTCGATCAACCAGTCCATTCTCTTTAAGAAGGGTAGTTCTCTTCGCACCATTAGCGTAATGAAGAACATTCTTGCAGAAGCAAAAATTGACGAAGATCTTCCTTTGGATTTTGGTATCTATGATCTGAATCAATTCCTAAATGGTCTTGGTCTGCACCAGAGTCCTCTGCTGGATTTTGAGAATGATGGTCACGTTGTTATCCGTGAAGGAAAAATGCGTTCCAAGTATTTCTTTGCAGATCCCTCTGTGATTGTCACTCCCCCAGAAAAAGACATTACTCTTCCCACCGAAGATGTTTGCTTTGAGTTGAGTACCCAACAACTGGATAAACTTCTAAAAGCAGCATCTGTATATCAACTGCCCGACCTTTCTGCTATTGGTGAAGCAGGAGTTGTGAAACTTGTGGTTCGTGATAAGAAAAACGATACCTCTAATGACTTTGCTGTTGTTGTTGGAGAGACTGAAAATGAGTT